TCAAGCGGAGATTGATGTCAGACAGGTCTCGGCAGATACGGAGAACCAGCTTGAGCATTTTCTTTTCGGCTTTTTTGAACATATGCTCGCTGTCTTTTGCCCTCGCTTCCGCAAGCGACCAGCCATCACGCAGGAGCACCGCCGCCCCGGTGTCGGAAGTAGAACTGCCGCCGTTTCTGTTGGGCATACCGCAGATGGTGAGAACAGCGTTGTACAGATCGTCTTTGAGCGTCTGCGTCTGCCCCTGATTCAGTTCCTTTACAACGAGGTCAACATCAATGTTGCCGCCATTGTCGTTAGGCGGCACGAGAATGGCTCCCTCCGCAAGAAATTCTTTGAATTTCTCTTTCTCGATGTGGCAACCGATGAATTTCCAGAACGCTTGAATGAACTGCTCCACACCGTCCATACGGTTGGACTCAGTGTTGTTGATTGCGTCCAGAAGGGGAAGGACAATCTCAAAAGAGCCGAGCCGAGCGTTGTTCGCCGGGTACTCAAAAATCGGAATCATGTCCAGAGCGTGAGCCTTGGACTCCTCCCGATTGATGATGTCCCCATCAATCAGCCAGTAGTAGTTCTCGGTGTAAACGGAATAGTGCGTTACCTCGTCCTCGTCTTTGCTGTACTTTACCGCCATCAGCGGCTTGTTCCCGATTTCATTGGAGTACACTATGAAGGTGTCACGGGGGTCGAGCGTGTACATTTCAAACGGGGACTCGTCTTCATCGTCTGCTTCATCGGGCAACACCAAGCGGAAAGCTGTTCCGCAAATCATCTGCCATTCCACAATCTCTTGGTCTTGCGTGGCTTTGTCCTCGGCAAACATCAGTTCATTCAGAGCCGTAATACCAGCGGTGACGCTTTCCTCGGTGCTCCTGCCGATATACTGGATAGGTTCTCCGCAGAGATAACCGACCTTAAAGGAAACAATCTCGTTCGCCCGGTTCTCCACAATCCTGTTGCAGATTTCGGGACGGACTTCTTTCGTCCGATTCTGAATGGGTTGCTCGCCCTTGTAGTACTTCCACAGGTAATCAATCTCACTGCGGTTGAGAGCGTGGTCGTTGAGTGCTTTCTGTAAAACCGTAACCACATTCTCGTTGGTAATCTCTTTCACGCTGGACTTGATAACCCGTCTGCCGCTCATTTGCCGGGTTTTGCTCACCGGCTTTGAGGTGTCAATCACATTCCCCAAGATTGCTTCCTCCTTTCCTCGAAAATAAAAAGACGCATGACTGTTCGTAGGGCTTTCGCCATACTCGCAATCATGCGCCAAACTCAAACTATAATTTTTCGCATATATTATAGCATTTAATTCCTAAAAGTCAAGTTGTGGTTCTTATTTTAAGAATTATTTGTTGAAAACTCGGTGGAAATTGTGAATTACCAAGGTCGTTTGAAAACTTCCACCTTTTGTCCGCTCAGGCTTTGGGCATATTCAGCCAGCATTGCCATTCCATCGGGAACATCATCATGCTTATTCTTACCAGCCATTGTGTAAGAGCAGAGCATATCCATCATCTTGCCGTAGTCTGACTTCCGCTGGTAGAGAGAAGCGTCTTTGAACAGGCAGTGTTCCTTGACCCATGCGCTGTTTACGATGATTTTTGTTTCCTTGTTAGCGGTGGTAAATTTGGTGGTGATGTGCGTGATACCGCCTTTTTTCTTCACTTCCTCCTGTATTTTCTCAGCGACCCGCCGCCCAGCGGAATTAGACTCAAACCGGCAGGATTTCACCTTGTCTCGCACAAGGATTTCCGTCAGCCGAGCGTCCACGATGTTGGGTAGCCCATTGTCGCACACGCAATCGTCAATATAATAATCCTGCCCATACACATACGCCACCGGCAGGAAAGCGTAGTCCGCTCCTTTGTCCTTGGTGTCGCAGATACCGATGATTGCGTCAGGGTCTTCCTTCGGCAACTCGAAGTAACGGCGAAGCTCGTCTTGTGCATAAACCAAGCCCTCACGCTCAATCGGCTCGTTCATATACAGTGCTCGCCAGCTCACATCGTCCATGATGTTCCTCTGCTCATGGTAAAATGTTGTGTTGAACCCCACGCCATAAGCGTAGTCAAAATTGGATTCATCGTTTTCATCAAGAGCGGGAATCACAATGAATTTTGCCCGGTCACTGTCGATATACTCCCGCTCAAGCCGACCAATGACATCGTGGACAGACCAACGGGTTGCAATGTGAAGCTCCTTACAGTGGTCTCCGATTTTACGCTGTCGAAGGTCAGTGGTATAGGTTTCCCACAGCTTATCCAGACGCTCTTTTGACAATGCGACTTCAATACCCGACACCAGATCGTCACAGTAGAGCAGAGTAGCCGCACGATACAGACCAGCATTGCCGGTTCCGATGGAGGTGAACTCCAAGGTCTCAAAACGCTGTCTCTTGTCAAGGTCAATGCGGCAGTCTTTGGCGTTGGTGTTGGACACTTTGATGTCGGGAAAAACATCGTGCCACAGATAATCTCCGTTGCGGTCAAATATGCGCAGACATTCATCGTACACCCCTCGTACAAAGCTGTTGGAGTGCGAGCCGGTCAACATTGGGTCATTGGGGATTTTCCCGCCGAGCCATGTGAGGTAGAAGATAGCCAAAGTGGTTTTTCCTGCGCCCGGTGGGAGAGAGACCGCCAACAAATCCAGCTTATCGTCTGCCAGCTCTTGCAGAGCGTCCACCACCTGCTTCAAAACCTTACGGCGGGGAGGGTAAAACTTCTTGT